AAAGAAGGTTTATACCTTGATACCAAGTTTAATCAAAAACTTCTTGAGGAATATAAACCTAAGATTGATGCTGCAAGGGAAGCTATCTATAATTTACCAAGGGTAAAGAAGTTTACTAAGAAATATAATCAAGGTAAGATTGAGAAATATATTAAATCAATCGAAGCAGAACTTGAGGAGTTAGATTATAATGACCCAAAAGATAAACGTAAGATTGATTCTCGGGAACAAAAGATAACCAATATTCGTGCAGGAGTATTTACTACCAAGAAAGAACAGGAACTTATAAGACCAGTTAATCTTGGTAGTCCAGTTGATTTACCTCAACTAATGTATTCAGATATTGGATTCAAATTCCCAGTAATAAAGGATAATGAATCTGGTAAACCAAGTACAGATGAAGATACATTAACAGAATTAAGGTTAACTGTAAAAGACCCTGAATCCCCAAAAGCAATATTTCTTGATAAGATGCTTGAATTAAGAGGTTTAGAGAAAATGTATAAGACTTATATCTTAGGTTGGTCAGAGAAGGTACAAGATGATTCTAGATTACATGGTAGGTATAATATACACGGTACAGATTCTAATAGGTTTAGTTCTGCAGACCCAAACATGCAGCAGATACCAAAGACATCAGTAGACCCAAATATCAAGAAACAATTGGTAGCTCCTCCCGGTTATCTTTATATGGCATTCGACTATTCTCAGGCAGAATTAAGAATGATGGCTCACTTATCAGGTGATGAAACCTATCTGGAAGCATTTGCTAAGGGAGTAGACCCTCACCTTGGTATAGCAGCAGCAAAATATGGTGTATCAATTGAAGAAGCAAGTAAAGCTTATGAAGATGAAATGCACCCAGATTATAAATTATGGAAGGTACGAAGGAAGCAAGCTAAACAGATTGCATTTGGACTTATTTACGGAATTGGTAATAAATTACTAGCACAGAAATTATCTGACCCAAAAGCTGGTATTATAGTTACTCCGGAAGAAGCAGCAAAGGAAATGGAAGTATTCTTTGGTCAACATCCTAAGATTAGGAAGTTTAAAGAGAAACAAGAGAAATTCCTTCGTAAGCATGGATATTATACCCAATTATTTGGTACTAAACGAAGACTCCCCCAAATATATTCAAATGATAAGCAAGAAGTTGCTTATGCAATTCGTTTAGGTCTTAACTTCCCATGTCAAGGTGCTGCAGCAAATATGACTAATTTCGGAGCTATCCTGGTTTATTATCTAATGAGACAAGGTAAACTACCAATGATGAAAGAAGCTTGTACAGTACATGATGCTGTATATATGTATGCTAAACCAAATGATATTAACACATGGACAGTATATACAATCTGGAATATCCTACGTAATCCAAGTACTAAGAGATATTTCGGATTTCAAGTTGATGATGTTGATATGGATATGGACTTTACTATTGGTAGGACCATGGCAGAAGAATTACCATTCATTCCCGGGTATGATTATAACAAGATGTTACAACCGGATTTCTCAGTAGAGGAATACATGGCTGAACATAAGAAGTATAAGCATATCCACATTAAGCAATTCAAGGAAAGGTTTAACAAACAAATAAAGAGATATGAAAAAGATTTTGAATGGACCCACGATATGGCGAGCTAAATGTCCTTATTGTGATTGTGAATTTGAATATGATTATTCAGAAGTGGATTCACATACTTTTGCTGATTGTAAATTGGTTAAATGCCCAGTTTGCAATAAGTACCTTCATCATAAAGACAATAATAAATCTACTACAGAAGCGAAAAGAGAGGATACTATGACAACATAAATAATATAAATTTATGAAACTATGGCAAACGAAGAAGATATTTTGAATGCTAACAGACTATCATCACTAACTTACATGGTAGCTGCTTGTTTAAATTTCTCTATCGAAAATCTTAACAGACAACTAAGGTTATGTAATTTACAATTAGTAGGTAGAGATAAGATGTTATTCAATCGGATTAAAACTCAGATAGAGCAATTACAATCTAATCTCAATATATTAGAGGATTTGGCTTTTGGAGTTATGAAAGATGAAGAGGCAAGGTTAGCCTACGAAGATGCTACCCATATTTATTGGGCTTTGTTTATGATACTGGTTGATAGAGGTGGAACTGATAACCTATGCGACTTAAGATTCAAGGCTTTGATTGATAAGATGGCACCATATAAATCTCTTCTTCATTTGCCCGGTATGGATGTTGCATATAGATGTGCATTCGCTCAGGTATCAAAAGCCATCCAAGATGGTAAATATAGTAAAGAGGATTTTAAGAACCTATTACAATATGAAAACGGAACTGAAGAAACTAAAGGTTAAATTCGAAGGTAGGATATTAGAAATAGATATCCAAAAAGAATTATCTATAAATGAAAATCTCATCAATTCTCAGCTACGAGAATTTCCCTCTAGTTATTATATATTCTGTTCTTTAAGAGATAAATATATTAAAGAAAGGGATGCACTAGCAAGGGAAAAGGACGAAGCTTATTCTTCTGCATGGATTTATATTAAAGAATCTAACGAGAGATTCAATAACGACTACGTATCACATAAAGCAAACGTAAGCCCTAAATATAAATCCATACATCAAAGATATTTGAAGGCAGTAGAAAAGGCTAACAAGTATATTTCAATCTGTAGAGCTTATGAATCTAGAGAGAATATCCTTAGGACTATTAATGCCAACCTAAGGAAAGATAGATAGGAACTATAATCAATTACTAACTTTTAAAATATAAGAAATATGAACTATTCATTGACTTTCGTATCTGTAGCAGTAGCTCAGAAATTTAATGAAGAATTGCCCGGTAGTCCAACAGAAAACCGGGTATTGATTTTATCTCCCAAAGAGGTAAATCAAACAAAATCGGGACTCTTTATTCCGGAACAAGTAAAAGAAGGAGTTCCTCGTAAGGGAGTAGTAGTAAAATCTGGTATCATCACCGAAGAATATAACACCTATAAGTATTTTGTTGGTATCGGTAGAATTGTTACCTATGGATTATATGCAGGTAAGGAAATGGAATTTGAAACAGACAAGCTTTCTCCTGCATTGCAACAACTTTTGGAAAAGAACACTCTTACAGTGTTAAGTATGAACGAGGTAATTTATACCGAACCAAACGAGTAATTATCATGATAAAAGACAAAAAGAAAAAGAAAGTATCCTCAGATGGACTTTCTACAAAAGAAAAGATGCTGGCTAGAAAGAAACAGCTGGAATCAAAAGGTAATGGAGGTGGATTCGTATTCCCTAAAGAAGGAACTTTAAGAATGAGAATCAAATCTCCGGGTGATGACCAGGAATTGGGTATCGAAGTTATTCAATTCTACTTAGGTAGAGATTTGGGTGGAGTTATATCTCCTGCTACTTTTGATGAACCTTGTCCTTTCATGGAGAAATACCAAGAACTGAAGAGTTCAAAAGATGAAGATGACAAGGAACTTGCAAAAACCTTGGTACCGAGAAGAAAATATATTTTGGGTGGTCCGGTATATGCAGATGAAAAGGGTACTAAGTTTGATTACGATGGCCAGGATAAGGGAGTTCTTGTTCCACGCTCAGTATATCAGGATATTATTGACCTTTACCTTGATGAGGATGAAGCCGGTGATATGACTGACCCGAAAAATGGATACGATATCAAAATCATCCGTTCTGGTTCAGGTAAAATGGATACTACCTATTCTGCTCGTGCTTGCAAACCAACTAAATTGGACAAGAAATATCAAGGTACTGTAGATTTGGAAGGTATAGTTCGTTCTCAAATTAAATCCTATGATGAACTTGAGGAAATGCTTGCAAAATTCCTCAATGAAGACCATGGAGATGATGACGATGATGCTCCAAAGAAAAAGAAGAAGAAAAAGGGATTACATCGTGACCATTACATGGAAGACGAAAAACCAAAGAAAAAGAGAAAATACAAATCTGATATTTAAGGGTTAGTAAATATGGTTTCATTCGATAAGGTAGTAATTAGATTCATTCGGTTACTACCTTATTTAGTTTAAAGACATTACATTATGGCAAAGAAAACAAAGGTTGGTTTAAAGGTACCAACAAAAAATGAGTTATTAAAGAAATACAGTGGTATCATGGGATTAGCTTCAGATACAGTAGAATCAAATTTATGGTTACCCTCTACTTTCTTTGCTCTCAATTATACATTTGGTGGTGGTATTCCGTATGGAAAGATTTTGGAAATAGCAGGAGAGGAATCTTCAGGTAAATCTCTTATTGCTTATAACTTCGCTTATGCTTGTCAACAACTTGGTGGTCATGTTATATGGGTAGATGCCGAACAAGCTTGGATGAACTCCTGGGCAGAAGCTAATGGAGTAGACCCTGCAAAAGTTACAGTATTGAAAGATACTCGTATAGAATATATTTCTGATGCAGTAGCAGATATAGCAATTTACTTACGTTCACAGTTAACTCACAATGAACCAATACTCTTAGTAATGGATTCTATTGCTGCAATGGACTGTGCAGACAATATAGATGCTAAAATGGTTGATGGTAAAGCAGAGATGGGAGGTAGGGCAAAAGCTCTTTACAAATTCTTCCGTATCAGAAGCGAATTATTCTATAAGTTGGGAGTAACCCAGATTTATATCAATCAGTTAAGAACGGCTCTTAATGTAGGATTTGGAAAAGATAATACTACTACTACTGGTGGAGCTGCATTAAAATTCTGGTCATCAATTCGGGCAGCATTCTATGCAGGTAAGTCAATTACTGTAAAACATAAAGGTAAGGAAAGGAAAGCTGGAAAACTAGTTACAATTAGACTTATTAAAAATAAGGTTGCTCCACCCAGACCTACTCTAAGTAAATGCCCGGTATACTTTAATCCTAAGTTTCATGAGGTAGGATTCGATAGATGCTTTGCTTTAGAGGATGTATTAGTAGAAAATGACATTGTAGAAAAATCTTCGGGTGGAGTTTATAAGTTTAAAGGTAAAACTCTTGCAAGAGGAGAAGAGAAATTCCAAAAACTCCTTGAAGAAGATGATGAACTTCGTCGTAAATTACTTCGTAAAGCAGAAGTAAATACCATCGGTGCCACTAGAAAGATGATAGTTTCATTGACTACTAATTTATATCCAGTTGATGGTGTAGAATATGAAGCATTTAATGATTCAGACGAAGAGGAGGAAGACGATGAGTAAGAAAACAATATTATTGGTTGATGGAGAGAACATTCTCCATCAATCCTTTCACAAGTTCGAAAAACTTAAATCTACGGATGGTAAACCAAGTGGAGCAATCTTTGGATTCTTCAAATCATTACATATGTACCTTACAAGGTTTGAACCAGATGATGTAGTAATAACTTTCGATAATGGTCATTCACCGGTAAGGGATAAGTTGCTCCCTAATTATAAGGGACACAGAAAAAACATATCAGTAGATTATGAATCATTGCAAAATCAAAAGGCAGTTATCATGAAGATATTGGGTATGCTAAGAATTTCTTATATATTCGATAAAAGGAATAAAACCCAATATGAAGGTGATGACTTCTTAGCATACCTTGTTATTAATACATATCGGGCAGAAAAGGTAATCTTGGTATCATCCGATAAGGATTTCAATCAACTCTTAAATAAGAATGTTAGGATATTGAATCCTCGGAAAGATGAAACAATCCGAGTAGATAACTGCAAAGAATTATTCGGTTATCATTCACATGAAACTGTACAGTACCTTGCAATGGTAGGTGATACTTCGGATGATATACCCGGGTTTAATGGTATAGGTCCAGTAAAAGCAAGGAAGATATTAGATGAGTATGGTACTATCTATAAGTTCTTAGAAGCTAAACCCAATAAAGAATACTCAGAAGCTTGGGAAAGGAATCGTAAACTTATTGACCTATTCTGGTTCGTAGGTAATGTACCTTTAGATTTATTGCCTATCAAGAAGAAAAAGGCATTCAAGTATGAGAAATTCAGAGAACTATGTATCGAATACTCATTAGCATCCTTTTTAACAAATGAATTTATAAAACCATTTAAAAAGTTACAAGAATGAAGAACGTAAAGATAATGTATGCAGGTCCAAGTGGAGTTGGAAAGACTACACTTGCAGAGTTTACTCCTAAGTTGTATTGTTATGATATATGTGAAGCTCAACCAATGAGATTCATTTCTGGTAGTGTATCTGAATTGATACCTAAAACTAAAGATATGACTCACCAAGAGATGTTGGAAAGGAATCCAAAGGATTTACTCCTTGAAGATTATCAGATTCTAAACCTTCGGAATAAGTTATTCAAGGATGAAGAGGACTTTGTAACAGATAGAAGCTACCTTGATTTGGCAGCTTACTTTTATTACAAACAATCTCAGAATATTCCAAAATGTGAAATGGAGCATTTCTTTGAGATGTGCAAGATGTTACTTAATCAACAATGTACTCATCTCATTGTATTAGACTTTACTACTTCAATGATTAAAGAATGGGTTACAGAGGATAATAATAAAAGGATTGAGAACAATTACTTCCAGTTCTTGATATCCTCAATCATGGATAATATGCTGAATATTTGGGGATTTCTCCCGGTAGAAGAAGTTAATGTACTCTATAGAGGTTTGTTCAAAAGACAACTACTTGAGTATGGTGCTACTAAAGGTACTATCAAATCTTGTTATGGAGAAACAAAAGTTATTCAGATACGAGAGGCTAATATAGATATCCGAAAAGAAATTATTCAAGGTTTTATCAATGAGTAAAGAAGTAGTATTTATAGCATTCTCTGACTTGCACATAAATCTATGGGCAAAGTTTAATGAAAACAATAATAGGACCTTGAACTCAATCAAGGTCCTATCTGTTATTGCAGCTCAATGTGAAAAGTACCGATGTCCTGCATTATTCTGTGGAGACTTATTCCATAAACCAGAATCAATAGACCAGGATTTGGCAGTATTCATAAGGGAACAATTCGAAAGGCTAAACGAATATCATTGGGACATGTTATATATCAATGGTAATCATGACCTTAAAAGTGTTAACCGAATAGATAAAATGGAATTTGGTTGGCCTTATGTATTTCATCAAAGGTTTATGACGTGTATAGATGGTGGTAAATATAAACATTCATCTTACGGAGATTACCACATATATGGGGTTCCCTATATTGATAATAATGTGGGTCTAAGTGAATATCTTAAGAAACTTAAACTAGATAAGAATGTTAAGAATATTCTTTTACTACATACCGATTATCCGGGAGCTAAGGATACAGATGGTAGGGAGGTTAATTCAGTAGAAAACCTAAATGTAAATGTTCTGAATAGATTTGACTTGGTATTATGTGGACATATACATAAACCCCAGAGGCTTTCAAAGAAGGTTTATATGATAGGTGCTCCTAATCATCAGAGAAGAACAGATATAGGTTGTAAATTAGGATACTGGAAAATATATTCAGACCTAAGTATGCAATTCGTACACTTAAAGCAATTCCCAAAATTCATTGATGTAGAATCTGAAGATGAAATTAAGGATGATGGCAATTATTATACCGTTTTACCTAAGAAAACTAGTAACTTAGTAAATACTAACCATAAAATCACCAAGCAACTTTCTAAGAAAGCTCTAGCTAAAAGATATCTTAAGGAAAAAGGTATAAAAGAAGAAGAGAAGAAGAATCTTCTCATTGATGTACTTAAAAAAGCAGAAGTATGTTGACATTTATGAATATGAACGTTGTAGGATTCTGTTCAATAGAGAACCTACATATACCATTAAATCCAAGCTGTACCATACTTATCAAGGCACCTAATGGGAAAGGTAAATCAACTATCCTATCAGCATTGGTATGGGCAATATATGGTAAAAACCTAAAAGGTGTATCCGAAGTTACTACCTGGGAAAAGGTAAGACCTAAGGATTATTCCGGAGTAATGGTAGAGGTATACTTTCAGAAAAATGAACATATCTATAAAATTATACGTTGTCAGAAATGTGATATGGTTTTAGAAGATGGTGCTAAAGGTAGAGATAGGCTTATATTTCTGAAAGATAACGAGTTAGTGAATGTGAAAGGTAAGAATAAACTCCAGGATGCTATTAATGCAGAGCTGGGACTATCTTATACTCTATTCATGAACTCAATAATGTTTGGTCAAGGGATTAAGAGGTTGATACAAGAATCAAATGCTGACAAGAAAAGGGTATTTGAGGAAGTATTCGACCTTGAGTTCTTGAATATAGCTAAAGGAATAGCTATGCAGGATAAAAATAACCTGTTAGCTCAAGCTAATGAAGTAGAACATCAATCAGAGTTACTTAAGAAGGAGTTAGAAGCAAATAAGGAGGCTTACTTTGATTTACGTGACAGAGAGAAAGGTTTTAAAGAGAAAATCAAATCGGAACGTAGGGAATTAAAGAAAGACCGGGAGAGACTAACTAAGTTACTGATTGAAAAACAAAAGGCACTTAAGGATGAAGTAGAACAAAGTCTTCAAGTCAAGATTAAAAAACATAATACCTATGTAGATACTCTTAAGTCAAAGCTTAAGGATAATCGAATGGTTGCAGAAGGAGTTTCTTTGCCAGAGTTCGTAAAGAAACTTAAGATACAGTTAGATAAGGGCCACTACAAACGTGCAAAGGCGAGCGTAGATATTATATATGATGCGATTATAAACTCAGATAAACTCAGGGAAGAGTACGAAGATGCGTTAGAAAGATTGGATGAGTTGAGAACTACGAATGAGAAGTATAAGAGACTTCAAAAGGACTGCGATGATATTGCTTCTGATATTGCTTCTATTGACGAGGATTTGGAAAAGCTCAAACAGGAGAAACTTAAGGTTATGTCTCCTAAATATAAAGAGAAACTTAAGGAAATTAGAAAGAATCTTCGTAAGGTAGATGAAGACTACCATAATAAAGAACTGGAGTTAGAGAATTACAATTGGTTAATCAGTGATCCTCTTGGGAATAATGGAATCAAAGCTTATTTATTCGATTCTTCCCTGGATATGCTTAATCGTACATTAGAGAAGTATTCTCAAGTATTGGGATTCAGGATTGAATTTAATATTGACCTTGCTTCAACTCGGAAAGAGTTCTTTACATTGATAGAAAGGGATGGGCAAATTATTGATTATGACGAGCTAAGTGGAGGAGAAAAGCAATTAGTTAATGTTGCAATGGCATTTGCAATGAACGAATCTCTTACTATGTCCAAAGGTATTAACCTTGCATTCCTTGATGAGGTATTTGAATCTTTGAGTTCGGATAATGTAGAGGTAGTTACATCTTTAATCAGACATACTTTTTCAGAAAAGACACTCTTCTTAATTACCCATCTTGATTCACTTCCTCTTAGCAATACGAAAATCCTGCAAGTTGAAAAAGTTAATGGCCTAAGTAGTTACAAGTTACTATAAGGATATATAACTTTAACAAGACAGGAAGATGAACTCAAAAAATAAAGGAAACAGATTCGAAAGAAAAATTGGAGCTTGGTTCACTAAATGGACCGGCTTCAAATTCGAAAGGAACAGGGCAGGTTCAGGAGCTTGGCATTCTAATAAGGATGCCACTTCTGATTTAACCTGTACCGATGAAAGACATGCACATAGATGTAAGATATCAATCGAATGTAAAAATTACAAGGATATTAAATTCGAACATGTACTTTTAGGTAATAAGAGTTGTGATATCCTTAAATTTTGGGAACAGGCAACTAAGGATGCTAAAAGAGCAAACAAGGTACCTATTCTTTGCATGAGATATAATTCAATGCCTTCAGAAGAATTTTTCTTTGTAGTAGGTATAGAATTAGGAGATATTATGGCTGAGTATGTTACTAGAGTAATGTATATTCAAGTTCCCGGAAATACCATTATGATTTTTATGGCAAGTGATGTACTAAACGTACCGTACAAGTTAATCCATAAACAAGCTAAGTTAATCATTAAAAGAAGATAATATGAAACGTATCCCTTATTCTTATTGTATATTCTACATAGAACGAAAGTATTATACCACAATAAACCAAGAACTTAAAGAAAAGGGATATAAAAATGTTCGTGCCATTATCCCAACTTTAAATGTCCTAAGGAAAACCATAAAAGGTAAGATGGTATTTGAAGAAGTCCCTATTTTATTTAATTATGGATTCATTAAGATGCCTACGGAATTAGCGTATTCTAGACCATTCCTCAATAAACTAAAACGAAACATTTCTGGAATAAGAACTTGGTTAAGGTCTACAGAGACACTTCATGAAAGGAAGAAAAAAGCTAGAATCGATAACTCTGAAGACTTTGATGATTTTTCTTTAGTAGCTACATGCTCAAGAAAGGATGTTAGAAGGTTTAAGAGAATGGCTAAAGAGAATAAGAAATTTTCGGTAGATGATTTGATGAATGTCTCAATAGGAGACTACATCGTACTAAAGGGTTATCCTTATGAGGGTATTGATGCTACTGTATTAGAGGTAGATTACATCAATAAAATGGTAAAAATGCTTTTATACCCTGAGATGGGTAGAATGGAAGTTTGGTTACCATTCGATAACGTTATCTATAGTGTATATCAAAATTACGACCCAGATAAGTTATATGCTAACTCTCAAGAGTTTGACCCAAATCAAATAACCAGTGAACAAATCGATAGAGTACTAAACATAAAATCAAGGAAAAGGAAATGAACGAGGCTCAGAAAAAAGCATGGGACTGTCTAAAAGATTTAGAACAGAAATCCTTATTCCTTCAATTATCAGAAAACCAATCCTCATGGGAAGCTGGTGAAATTTTAAAATTGTCACATTACAAGTATCTAGAAGTTCGGGAAAGGTCAGAAAAGTTTTTCAGATTATTCTCGGACTTTTTTGAGAAACACACTTCTCTATTTCGACCAGATTGTCCATGTGAGAGAAGTTTTCAGGATTATATTGAAGGTTGTCTAGAAAGAAGGTTAACAAGAAGAGAGGCAATGGTTTACATTGGTGATTCAGTTCACTTACTCTCTAAAGTAACTAACCGTAACATAGAAAGAAATATGAAACGGTTAAGAGAATCAGAAGATGAGTGGGATAAAGACACTGCTCGTATAGTATTTGAATTCGATAGGTGGAATAACTTTAGGATATTGCCTAAGATGTTACAACAACCATCTGCATTCAAGAGACGGGCAAATAAGAAAGACAAGATATATATTAAGTATCTTCTTAATCGTATTCCAGAGTGGATGCACACTAAATTAAGAGAAAGGTTTAAGTACAAAGTAAAACCAGGTAAGAAGAAATACTGGGTATGTTTGATATCAGAAGAATTATATACGGATGGCTACCTATTATTGCCTGTAAGACCTTTGCAAGAAGTTATTGATGAATTTAGTAGATTCTATATGTACGTCTTTCCTACTAAAGACGATGCAGATACATTTGGTTTTATGGTATCCAAGTTTATGATTAAAACTGGTAGTGTAAGGCTTGGACAAGGATTCTGGCCTGAATACCGATGCTGCATTGAAAAAGCATTGAACTATAATCAAGTGAACAACATAGAATTCTCTGTTAAGAATTTAGACATGGCCTACAACCCTCATAAAATCAAAAGAAGAAAAAAGGCTAAATCTACCGGAGCTGAACGTATCGATGATACCTCAGCTTTTTATAAAAAAGAATAGAAAAGTATTTTTAT